GATAAATGTGATTGTATTTTAGAGATTCATCCAGGTGCAGGTGGTACTGAGTCATGTGATTGGGCTAGTATGCTTTATAGAATGTATACTAGATGGTGTGAAAAAAATAATAAGAAGAAACAAAAAATAAGAAAGAAAAAAAACACCTGTTGTTATTTATTTTAGCCGTCGTACTCATCAAATACAATCGCCACACAGGAGGGAAAATCATCGAGTGTAGCGAGGAGGTCTTCTCGGCATACCAAGACCTCAAGGTGGTCAAGAAAGAACTCGACGCACTCAAGGAGCGCAAGGAAAGTCTTGAAGCAACCCTGAAGATGGCTTTTGAAGACGCAGAAGCACTCTCCTACGGTGGAGACACCATCGCCACATGGAAAGCCCCGAAGCCAAGCAACAAATTCGACGATAAAGCCTTTGTCGCCGAACACCCCGACCTTGCTGCCGCATACACGCACCAAGTACAGGGAGCGCGAAGACTTCTGCTCAAATAACAAAACCGAGATATACAGATAGGGTTATGATTGGCATTTCCAACGCAGACCGGGACAAAGCGGTCGAATTCATCAGAGCATACGCTTCTATGCTCCAAGAACGTGGAATGCGCACCACAACGCAGTTTAACGCCCGTAGAATGGCACTTAACCTTGCAAAGAAGCTGGAGCGCAAGCAGACGCTCCCGGTGGAATCAAAGCTCGACAAGAAGCAAAAGCAACCACAAAAGTGATTACCTCCCAATCATACATGGTTGCGATAACCGAAACGACGACATGAAAAAGAATGAAAATATTTGCTCCGCACATGGGTGGGAAGACCGAAAGGACTCCCGACGCGGCTGTAGTGCGTGGTTAGCCCTACCTGCGGAGCATTACTTTTTTACGAAATGATTACACTCCGGGAAAACCAAGAAGAACCAATACGCAAAGCAATCGCTTTCTTCCAAGAGAAGAAACCGAAGCCGAGCCTCATAGTCCTGCCGACGGCATGGGGCAAGTCAATCCTCACGGCTTTTGTGGCAAAGAACACGACCGACAAGCTCATCGTCCTCCAGCCATCAAAAGAATTGCTTGAGCAGAACTTCCGAAAGTACGATACCCTCTGCGGTGGCTTCGGGAGCAATGCCGGGATTTACAGCGCGAGCTTCGGGAAACGAGAGATGGCACAGATTACATACGCGACCATCGGCTCAATCAAAAACCTCGGTGCGGAATTCAAGAGACACGGCTTCACGAAGATGCTCATAGACGAAGCGCACCTTTATCCAAGAGAAGCAGACTCAATGCTCGGACGTTTCCTCCAAGAGAGCGGAATTACGCACGTCCTCGGCATAACCGCAACCCCGGTCAAATTGCAGACGAATCGTGACAGAGACGGAGGTACATACTCCAAACTTGTCATGCTGACGAGCCGGAGTAAGAAAGGGAACTTCTTCAAAGAGATAATCCATGTAGGACAGGTGCAGGAAATGGTGCGCCTCGGATTTTGGTGCAAGCTGCGATACCAGACCGAGGGGTTCGATGACAGCCTCCTCGTATTCAACAGCAGCAAGAGCGAATATACCGAGGACAGCGTACAGCGAGCATACGACGCAAACGGCGGCACAGACGCAATCATACGCGCCCTTGACAGCAATCCCGACCGAAAGCATATCCTCGCCTTTGCGCCAAGCGTAGCGGACGCAATAGCCCTCTCCGAGCATTATCCACATTCAGCGGTCATCTACGGAGACATGGACAAAGCACAGCGAGAACAGAACATCGCAGACTTCCGGGCAGGGAGACTCCGGGTGCTGTTCAATGTCCGGGTGCTTTCTACAGGATTTGACTACACCAAGATAGACTGCATCGTCCTCGGTATCAGCACCGCCTCAATAGCCCTTTATTACCAAATCCTCGGACGCGCCACACGAATAGACCCCGACAAGGAAGACGCACTCATCGTTGACCTCGGAGGGAACGTGAAGCGGTTCGGCAGAATTGAAGACTTGGTATTCGAGCAGGGCAAGATGTGGCGGCTTTTCGGCACAGGAGGAGTGCTTCTCTCCGGCATACCCATCGACCAAATCGGCAAGTACACAAGAGAGGACACGACGGCAATCGATACGAAACAAGAACCACCAATCGAAATAATGCCCTTTGGCAAATACAAAGGGGAAAGAATTAAGGACATTCCATCAGATTACAAGCAATGGATGATACGAACCTTCGAATGGAACAGCCGGAACGAGCGGCTGCGTAAATCCATTGTTGCGACACTATAAGACCGACCCACGACATGGCACGACAAAAGAATAACGACAACGGCGGAGCAGACTACTTCAGCCACGACATAGACATGAGGAACGACATCAAGGTCAAAGCCCTGCGTCGTAAATTCAGCCACACAGGATATGCCGTGTGGTGCTTCATGCTTGAATACCTCACGGATTGCACAAATTTTGAATTTGACTACAACGAGGTCAGTCAAGAGCTGCTCGCCTCAGATTTCGACGTGCCTGTCGCAGAACTAAGGGAGATAATCGACTACAGCGTGAAAATCGGACTCCTTCAGCACGAAGATGGAAAGATATTCAGCGCAGCACACAAGAGACGCTTTGTGCGGATGCTTGAGGTGCGTCAGAGGAGAGCCGAAGCAGCCCGGAGAAACGGACGCAAGGGCGGTAACCCGAACTTCAAGAAAGGACAGCCAAATCCATACTATCGGACAACCGAACCGGTTATGGAAGATAACCCAAACATAACCCAAGAGATAACCGAAGATAACCCTATAGTAGAGCAGAGTAACGTAGAGTATAGCAGAGTAAAGCAACAAAAAGAAAAATCCCCTAAAGGGGAAAAGAAAACCGCCTCACGTTTTTCCGCCCCCACGGTTGATGAGGTCAGAGCTTACGCCCAAGAAAAGGGTTACAACATCGACCCGGAACATTTTGTGGATTACTACACCTCCAACGGCTGGCGCGTAGGACGCAACCCCATGAAAGACTGGAGAGCGACCGTTCGAACATGGGCATCGAGAGACAGGGCGCAGCCCCCCGTACAAGGCACACAGAGCCTCGGTGTCGGCGAATTCATCAACAGCAAAGGAATACGCACCTACGGCACGAGCGGACACCCTGTGCCGCCGCAAGCACCCCCAAGACCATCAGAAGCCCACTATTGGAGTGAGACAACGAATCAATGGGAGAAAACGATATGAACAACTTCGACTTTGAAAAATACGGCATCGACGTGAGCCGACTGAACAGCCACGCTACAAATGCCAAGACATACTGTCCCCAATGCCACGACCAACGCAGAGACAAGCGAGACAAGAGCCTCTCGGTCAATATGCGCACAGGTATGTTCAAGTGTCATTACTGCGGTTTCAGCGGATGCGCAGCCGTTCCCACGGAAAGCGAGAAGCAGCAGTGGATGGAGAGACAGCCGTGGTTCAGACCCGCCCAAATCCGCAAGCAGAAGCCGGAATACAAGCGACCCACCCCGAAGCCACACGCACCGATGGAGGAACGCGCACTCGCATGGTTCGCAAGCAGGGGCATCAGCCAAGCGACTCTCGAAGCCCTCAAGGTAACAGAGGGCGAAGAATGGATGCCGCAGAAGAACGGCAAAATCAATACGGTTCAGTTCAACTACTACCGGGACGGACAGCTCATCAACACGAAATACAGGACAGGCGACAAGTGCTTCAAACTTTGCTCCGGCGCAGAACTGATACCCTACAACATCGACGCAATAAAGGGAAAGAAAGAGTGCATCATCGTCGAGGGCGAAATGGATGCCTTGAGCTTCTACGAAGTCGGACGGCACGACGTAGTCAGCGTTCCCAACGGAGCAAATGCAAACCTTGACTACCTCGACGATTTCATAGAGGACTATTTCGAGGACAAAGAGACAATCTACATCGCGGTTGATACAGACGCGAAAGGTGTCATGCTCCGAGACGAGCTTATACGACGCTTCGGAGCTGACCGATGCCGGGTGCTTGATTTCGGAGAGGACTGCAAGGATGCCAACGAACACCTCATGGCACACGGCAGGGAGAGCCTCCTGCGCTGCATAGCACAAGCCCCGGAAATCAAGGTCGAGGGGGTATTCACGGTCTCGGACTTTGAACAGAGCCTCGACGCAATCTTTGAATTCGGATTGCAGAAAGGAGTGGTCATGGGACATGAGAACGTCGACCGCTTAATCAGCTTTGAGACCAAGCGTCTCTGCATGGTAACAGGCTACCCCGGAAGCGGCAAGTCAGAATTCATCGACGAGATGGCAGAGCGGCTCAACATGAGGTACGGCTGGCGTTTCGCATATTTTAGTCCGGAGAACGCCCCCCTCGCATACCACGCAAGTAAGCTGATCGAAAAGTTTACAGGAAAGCACTTCGACCAAAAGCACCTCACATTCGGGGAGTACAAGCAAGTCAAGGAACACCTCGAACAGAACTTCTTCTTCATCGCACCGAGCGACTACAAGGTGGACACAATCCTCGAAAAAGCCAAGTACCTCGTCCGGCGCAAAGGCATCAAGGCTCTTGTCATTGACCCATACAACCGCCTCGAAGACGAAAAGAGCGGCATGAAAGAGACCGACTACATCAGCCAACTGCTTGACCGACTGACCAACTTTGCACAGCAGCACGACATTCTCATCATTCTGATGGCGCACCCCACGAAGCCAGCCAAGAACAAAGACGGAAAGATAGACCCTCCGACACTCTACGACATCAGCGGCTCGGCGCACTTTTTCAATAAGGCGGATTTCGGTATTGTCGTACACCGCGACCGCGTGAACAACACGGTGGAGATACGCATCGAAAAGGTTAAGTTCAGACACCTCGGAGAGCCGGGAACGGCACTCATGAAATACAACCTCAACAACGGACGCTATACCCCCTATTATCCCGAACAGGAGCCTCAATGGGATAACACCAACCATCTTGTCGAGGAGGAGCGCAGACGCGCACAGGACGCAGCGGAAGCGGCTCATTTTGACTTTGACGATTGGCTGCGCCCGACAGATGAGGAAGCACCATTTTAACACAAAATACAGCAAGCGATGAGATACGCACTACGAAACCAAGACAAGATAGCGGAAGCATATAGTCCCGACTATGTGAAATGCCTTATCGAAAGTCTCGACCACTTTTTCAAGACGGTCGATGAAGACGCAATAGTGGATTATTGGAGAATCAACACAATGCATTCTCCATATCCAGTCCTACAAGTAAATGACGTAGCCGACACAGGGGCTATGTTTGAATTTGCCATCATTGGGCGGACATTCGACGTGCTACGCCTCGCATTTATCGGGAGGGGTAAATAATGAGACCACAGGAAACAGGCATCGTCGAGCTTCACGACACAAAGCAGAATGAGCGCGGCTTCGGTTGCATGAAGCTGATAACCTTTCTCACGAGAGACGGAGAGAAAGAATGGGAGCGGTGGCACGGAGCGCACCTCCAAGCAGCAGCCGGGCAATGTCCCTACACAGGAGAATGTCCCATTCATGCCAAGAGCGTGGACAAAATCCTCAACGACCCACGAAAGAAAGCAATACAGTATACCCTCAATTTTGATTTTTAACACGAGACAACATGGAGACAACGATCACAATCTGCGGCTGGGTTCTTTTCGGACTGCTGACCCTCGCAATGTTGGCATTTGCAGTCGCAATCATCTACGGCAGCGCATTTCTCGGATACCACCTCTCCACACGCTTCATCAGAGAGCGCAAAGGGTGGAAGAAAGCAATCCGGGAGAGCAACCACAAGATAACCCAGTACGCTGCCATTATCATGAGCGACAGGCTCGGATACGGCGAATCCGCTACGCTCGGAGAAATCATCAGAGACACCAAACGAAAGATAAATAACCGGGAGAAATGAACAAAGACAAACAATCATTCGAGAGCATCAAAAGCAAGCTCCGAAAACTGCAAGCCCTCGCAGAACAAGGGTATAAAGGCGAAGCGGAAGCAGCCAAGAAATTACTCGACAAGTTGTGTGAGCAATATGGAGTAAGCCTTGAAGACGTTCTCGACCAAGAGAAGAAGAACCGCTACCGCTTCGAGATTGGCAAGGGAAAGATTTGGCTCAGTCTTTTCATGCAATGCTACGCAAACGTAACCGGGAATCGCCAACTGCGGTATATCCGGGAGACAAGCAGCATCATCAGAGGAGTGGAACTGACCGCTTACCAGTTTGCAGAAATTTCTAACCTTTTCTTTTGGCACAAGAACAACCTCAAGAAAGACATCGAGCAGACACAGCAGCTCGTCTTCGAAGCCTACGTTCAGAAGCATCGCATCTTCAGAGACCGCAGCAACGACCCGGAGGATGCTGAAGAAGAACTGAGCAGCCAACCAATCGACCTCCGCAGACTTCAAGCGGTCGTGGCGATGATGGGCACACTCAACGACAACCACTACCACAAGATGATCGAGGGAAAATGAAAGAGACAAAAAGCATGATTAAATTCGAGCATTACCCACACAGAACCGTAACGCTCCGTCCCGGCGATACCATATGGGTGACGTATTTAAAGCCGAAAAACAACCCATTTAGCGCAAAAACGCTAAAGCGGCTATTCGGATGGATTAACGAGCAACGCTACATAGGACGCGTCCGGGAAGAA